AAGCAGTTAATTTAGATTCATGGCATGATACACGCAGCGCGGTATCTAGTTGTGACCTTGTGATTAGCTCATGTACATCTGTGAGTCATCTTGCAGCGGCTATGGGTATTGAAACATGGGTAATTACGCCTGTGATGCCTTATTTTCTTTATGCGATGGAAGGTGATAAAACACCTTATTACAATTCAATGCGTCTTATTCGCCAAGAAACCTATGGTGATTGGACTGCGCCTTTAAGCAATGTTTGCAATCTGTTGAAGGAAAAGTATGGCAACTAAATATGTTGGCGGGATAATTTCTAAAACCGCTCCTACGGTAACACCTCCTGTGGGTGGAGAAGGCGGCTCGGCTTCTGGTGTTTGGACAATGGAACAAGCTCTACCTTACATTAGAGCGGGGACGTGGCCACAACCTGTCACGCTTAAAGGCTTATGGGCGTGGGGTAAAAATGATTTTGGTATGTTAGGTTTAGGAAATACAACCTATTTCTCATCTCCAAAACAAGTTGGGGCATTAACTGATTGGTTATCTATTTCGACTTGTTATGTTATTTCAGCAGCAGTAAAAACCAATGGTACACTTTGGACATGGGGTAGAAATCAAGTTGGTCAGCTTGGTTTAGGGAATCTAACTAATTATTCTTCACCTAAGCAAGTTGGTGCTTTAACTAATTGGTTATCTGTATCTTGCGGGTATTATAATACGCTTGCAATAAAAGCAAATGGAACAATATGGTCTTGGGGTAGAAATAACGCTGGTCAATTAGGTCTTGGAAATACAACAAACTATTCATCTCCTAAACAAATAGGCGCGTTGGCTGACTGGGCCAGTGTTTATATGTTTGCCAGCTCTGCATTAGCGGTTAAATCTAATGGTACATTGTGGGCGTGGGGTGTCAACAATCAAGGTCAATTAGGGCTAGGTAATACCGTTTCTTATTCCTCACCTAAGCAAGTAGGGTTATTAACAGATTGGAGAGTATTATCACCAACACTAAATAGTCAAGGTATTTCGGCAGTTAAAACTAACGGTACACTTTGGACATGGGGACAAAACTCGCAAGGTCAACTTGGATTAGGTAACACAGCAGTTTATTCATCTCCTAAACAAGTCGGCTCATTAACTACATGGGATAATGTATCGTCTTCAAACAACTCTGCATTAGCGGTTAAAACTAATGGTACATTGTGGGGATGGGGTATTAACGCAAATGGTCAATTAGGTTTAGGAAATACAACATACGCTTTTAGCTCACCTGTTCAAGTTGGAGCTTTAACAGATTGGTTATCTATTTGCTGTAGTGCTTATGCTTCAATAGGAATCAAAACAAACGGCACTTTATGGGCTTGGGGGAGGAATTTGCAAGGTCAACTTGGATTAGGTAACACAACAGCTTATTCATCTCCTAAACAAGTCGGCTCATTAACTACTTGGAAAAAAGTATCTGCTGAGAAGGCAGTATTAGCACTCAAATCATAAACAGGAAAAAAACAATGACATTACATATTAAATTAGACGATAACAACAACGTACTGCAAGTATGGGACACACCTCCACCAGAAGGTGAAGCAGGATGGCATGATGCTATTGAAGTACGTCCAGTATTAGTTCCACATCGTCAAGGTTACACAGAGCATCGTTTTGATTTAACTAAACGCCCAATTGAAATTATTTGGGATACTTATGAAATCTCAGTTGAAGACCGTAAATCAAGCATGATTTCACAGGAAAAATCAAAGTTTCAGCAAGTGGTACAACAACAAGCACAATTACAAATCAACGACAATCCCGCAGAACAGTACGAACCGACAGTTGTTGAAGATGCTAAAACTGCACTAATACTAAAAACTACAGTTATTGAAGCTGCAACAACACACGATGAGTTAGACGCTTTACTATGAAAATCCTTATAATGGGACTTGCAGGGAGTGGGAAAACCACTCTCGCTAAAGCTCTAGCACATAGACTAAACGCAGTGCATTTTAATGCGGATGCTGTACGTCAAAATATCAGTAGAGATTTAGGGTTTTCCCACGCAGACCGAATTCAGCAGGCTATACGCATGAAGTTTTTATGCGACTGTGTATGTAAAGCAGGTTACTATGCGATTGCAGATTTTATATGCCCGACAGAAGAAACACGCGATGCGTTTAATGCGGATTTCACTATTTTTGTAGACCGAAATAAAACGTGCCGGTACGAAGATACCAACGCTATTTTTATACCACCCACCGACGCAGATGTTATTATTGCAAATGGTATGACAATTGATGAAGAAATTGAACTTATTATGAAGGTAATTAACAATGAACAAATTACTTAAAGCATGGAAATCCTTCAATTCATAACAGATGTTGGGTTTCCTATTGGTTCATCCTGTCTTGGGATGTACTTTGTATTTCTGACGCTAAAGTTTCTGCTTGATAGTGTGCTTGAAAAGATTAAAAGCCTTATCGGTATTATCAAGCAACTTGATAAACGAGTGACGGGGATGTCAAACGACATCCTCAATATCGACAGTTTAGTGTCGCAGGCACTCGAAATACCACCAGAAAAACCAATCAAGAAGGTAGAATGATGGACGCTGAAGCAATTGCAAAATATATCAATGTGTATGGCTTTCCTATCGTAGCGGCTGGGGGTATGGGGTACATCGTGTACTTTGTTTGGATTTGGGTAACCACAATAGTTAAGCCGATTCTGCAAGAAGCTACTGATGCGTTAATTGAGTTAATTGACCAGATTCGTGTGCTAGATAATGATATGATACGCCTAAGTCAAAAGCTCACTACCATACTACTAATGAGAGGGAAGAAATGAAAATTGGTGTTGAAGGGTTAAAGTTAATTAAAGAGTTTGAAGGGTGCAAACTAATCTCTTATAAATGCCCAGCAGGTGTTTGGACTATTGGTATTGGCTCAACGCGCTATGCAGACGGTAGCCCCGTAAAAGCAAACCAAGCTCTCCCAAATGAAGGAGCGGCATTAATGCTACTTACTAAAACAGTAGCCGCCTACGAGCACACAGTAAATACGGTAGGTGTTGAGCTTACACAGAATGAGTATGACGCTTTAGTTTCTTTATGCTATAACATCGGCAGTGGGAACTTCGTTTCTTCAACGCTTGTCAAGATGCTTAAAGCGGGTGAGCCTAAATCAGAAGTAGCGAAGCAATTCCTACGCTGGGATAAAGCAGGCGGCAAACCACTTGCAGGCTTAACAAGACGTAGAAACGCTGAAGCTGAGTTGTTTTTAAAACAGGACTAAGTAATGCTTAAAAAACTCGTAGTGAAGTCAGGCGTTAACCGCGAAAATTCCCGCTACTATACAGAAGGTGGATGGTATGACTGCAACAAAATTCGGTTTCGTCAAGGCACACCTCAGAAAATAGGTGGTTGGAATAGAATCTCTTCATCTACATTTGAAGGGGTATGTCGTTCACTATGGGCATGGGAAACGCTTGGGCAAGTTACGCTTATAGGTGTTGGAACAAATTCAAAGTTTTACATCTCTCGTGGTGGTAATTACTATGACATCACGCCTATACGCACAGCTACTAACTTAACCACCCCTTTTGCAGCTTCTAATGGGTCAGCTGTTATTACGGTTACAGCACCTTCTCATGGCTGTGCTAACGGTGATTACGTAACTTATAACGGTGCAACTGCTTTAGGTGGAGGCGGCAATATTACCGCAGCAGTCCTCAATACTGAGCACAAGATTACATATATTAATGCTAATTCATACTCGTTTGTAGCTAGTGCAACGGCTAACAGTTCAGATACTGGGAATGGGGGAACACCTCGGGCTGTCTATCAGATATCTGGAGGACCAGAGTATCAAACTCCTACTAGCGGCTGGGGTGCAGGTGCTTGGAGTAGTGGCTCTTGGAGTACAGGGCAGTCATCATCTGACTCACTTCGTTTATGGTCTCAGAGTAATTATGGGCAAGACTTAATTTTTGGTCCTCGTACGGGTGCGATGTATTACTATTATGCAGACAGGGGACTTGCAAGCATTTCTGCAACAATTACGATAGCCAACCCAGCTCAAATAACTTCTACAGACATATACACTGAAGGCGCACCCATTGTATTTGAAACTACAGGCGCTCTACCCACAAACCTTGAGACAGGGACAACGTACTACATCCGCAATTATGTTGCTGGCGTGTTTAACGTATCGGCTACGCCATCAGGCGCACTAATTCAAACAACAGGCACGCAGTCAGGCACGCAGTCTATTTCAGTACGTGCAGTAAATCTAACGACTATTAATGGTGCATCGGATGTTCCCACTATTCAAAACTATATTACCGTATCAGACACTTTCCGCTTTGTATTTGCTTTTGGTTGTGACGATTACAGTAGCTCTACTCAAAACCCACTGCTAGTACGTTGGTCTGACCAAGAGAATGCCGCTGACTGGACACCGTCTACCACTAACCAAGCTGGGTCACTACCGCTTACTCGCGGCTCTCAGATTATTACTGCACTACAAACACGTCAAGAGATTCTAGTTTGGACTGATTCTACGCTCTATTCTATGCAGTATTTAGGATATCCGCTTGTGTGGAGAGCGGAACTTCTAGGTGATAATATCTCTATCATAGGACAAAATGCAGCGGCACTTGCTTCGGGTGTTACTTACTGGATGGGGCGCGATAAGTTCTATAAATACGATGGGCGTGTGCAGACTCAAAACTGCGACTTACGAGAATACATCTTTGGAGACTTTAATGCACAACAAGCAGAGCAAGTGTTTGCTAGTACTAACGAAGGGTTTAATGAAGTTTGGTGGTTCTATTGTAGCGCAGGTAGTACGCTTATCAATAAATATGCCGTCTATAATTATGCTGAAGATATATGGTATTACGGTACGATGGGTCGCACCGCTTGGCTCGACTCTGGGATTTTAGAATACCCTATTGCCGCTACCTATACTAAAAACTTAGTTAACCATGAGAGCGGACTTGACGATAATGAAACTTCAACATCTACTGCTATTCATGCTTATATCACAAGCTCTGAGTTTGATATTGATGATGGGCATAATTTTGTATTTATCCGCAGAGTGTTGCCCGATTTAACTTTTAGAGGCTCTACAACCACTAACCCAACAGCTACTCTTAGCGTAATACCTTTGATGAACGCAGGGAGTGGCTATACTGACCCAGCGTCAGTAGGCGGGAGCGATAGCGCAGCGGTAACGCGTACAGCAACAGTACCTATTGAGCAGTTTACAGGGCAAGTCTTTATCCGAGTACGTGGCAGACAGTTTTCTTTTAAGGTTGAAAATAACCAATTAGGGTCTATGTGGCAGCTTGGTGCTATGCGACTCGATTATAAACTTGATGGGCAACGTGGATGAGTAGTATACCTCAAGCTCCAAAAGCACCGAGTTTACCTTTTGCTACGGTGCAATATGAGAAGCAGTATATTGATCAGTTAAACAACGTACTGCGCCTATACTTCAATCAGCTTGATAACGTATTCCAATCATTACTGAGCATAGCAGGGGGAGCTGCTTTTAAATTTCCTGTTGGTAGTTTTTATTTGACTACGCAGCAGACGATACCTGTTATAAATACAGCTTACGCCATACCGTTTAACAATACAGCCGTATCAAACCAAGTTGCTATTGGAACAACGACCTCTCACATCGTAACAGATGTAGCGGGATATTATAACTTTCAATTCTCTGCGCAGCTGGCTAAGACGGCTGGCAGTACGATGTCTGCGTGGGTGTGGCCTAGAGTAAATGGGGTAGATATTCCTGACTCTAATACTAAGCTTCAGCTAACGGGGTCTAGTAGTTCTGAGATGGTAGCTGCATGGAATTTTGTACTTCCAATGAATGCTGGAGATTATTTTGAGCTTTACTGGGCATCTGACCATGTGGGCGTTATAATAAAAGCAGAAGCAGCTAATTCATTCTCCCCTGCAATACCTCCTGTCATCCTTACCGCTACGTTTGTTTCAGCACTATACTCATGATATTATTAGCTAAACTTTGGAGGTATCGTGAGCGATTTAGCAACCCTTGGCAATATGCCAAAAATCTTAGAATTAGAAGCCCTTATGAAGGCTATGCCACAGGTAGAGTCTCCCGCACAGCATTATCATCTGAGCGGTGTTTATTGTCGGTCTCTTTTTATACCTAAAGGCTGTTTGCTTACAGGTAAGATTCACAATCACGAAAGCATTGGTATTCTAGCTCAGGGTACACTTCGCATCACAAACGGTGAAACGTCTACAGTCGTTACCGCACCTTACATCACAGTCGATAAGCCAGGTATTAAACGCCTAGGCTACGCTGAAACAGATTGCACATTTATCACAGTTCATCGAACTGACCTTGATAGCATTGACGCTATCGAAGAAGCGCTTGTATCTGATTCTTTTGAAGAGTACGAGCTAAAAACACAACAGTTAATTGGGGAAGGTTTATGAGTTTTATTGCAAGTATGGTTACCGCTGCGGCTGGTGGAGGGTTATTAGGTGCTGCCGCTGGTGCTAGTGCTAGTGCCGTTGCTGGTGCTGGCTTGGGTGCTGGAGTTTCTGCTCTTACTGGTGGAGATGTTGGTGAGGGCGCTTTGATGGGCGGTATTGGTGGATTAGCATCTGGTGCTGTAGGAGCATTAGGCCCAGCGTTCCAAGGCGGAGAAGTTGCATCCAAAGTAGGTGAGCAAGCAATTCAACAAGGTACGCAACAAGTAGCTCAAGAAGGAGTTAATCAGGCAGCTCAACAAGCAGTTCAGCAAGGTGCACAACAAGTAGCACAAGAAGGGGTTAATCAAACAGCGCAACAAGTAGCTCAAAAAAGTGCAGAGCAATTAGCGCAAGAAGGGGTTAGTCAAACTGCTCAACAAGGTGCTGGGTTTGCAGGGTTAGGTCCCCAAGGTACAAGTGTAGTTCCAACAACAGCCCCAAATTCGCTAGGAGTAGCGGGTAATCAATCTGCGGCTAATATGCTAGGTCAGCAGTCCGTTATGAATAGTTCCTCTGGAGGTATTAGTACACTCCCAGGACAACCCGGTTTTGTTGGCCCTCCAGCAACCCCAGACCAAATAGCCAATGCTTCAGCTTACACAGATGCCAATATGGGGACTCGCTTTCTTGCTGATTTAACAGGGCAACAAGGGAATATAGTAGGTAACACAGGTCTTAAAATGGCTGGTGGGGCACTGCAAGGCGGTGTTATGAATGCAGGTATTAACGGTTTAGTTGCTGGCGCACAAGGTCAAGATGTTGGTGAGGCTATGGGTAAAGGTGCGCTTACTGGTGCTGTAGGCGGTGCTGCGGGTGCAGGTCTTGCTTCTATGGCTGGGTCTGGAGGTACGTTAGGCAGTATCGGTAACTTTGCTGCTAAACATGATGTGCTTGTTCCGGCTGCACTTAGTATGGGTTCAGGTATGGCACTCGATTCTGCTATGACACCTGACTTCTCACCTCCAGAACAAAAAGGTATTCGTAGTAACTATAAGTGGAACCCTAACGTATATAAGCCTTATGGACCTCAGTTTGCAGCGGGTGGGATTACCGATTTAGATAACTATGACCAAGCACCACAAATGCAAAGCCCTGGAACGCTTGATATCCCTAACCGTAACGAAGTGTCAAACAACCAAGGTTATATGGGTGACTCTGTGCAACTGATGGCACATGGTGGTGTCTCTGATTTAGGAGGGTATTCTGATGGCGGACGACTGCTCAAAGGCCCTGGCGATGGCGTTTCTGACGATATCCCTGCTTCTATTGGCGGTAAGCAACCTGCTCGGTTGGCTGAGGGTGAGTTCGTAGTGCCTGCACGTATTGTTTCTGAATTAGGTAACGGCTCAACGGATGCAGGAGCTAAACGCTTATATCAAATGATGGACCGTATTCAGTCAGACCGTAAAAAAACAACTGGCAAAGGTAAGTTCTCAGACAACCCAAAAGCCTATAAACACTTACCAGCTTAGGAGACATAGATGGATATTTTACCAGCATCACAAAGTTCAGATTGGTGGACAGTACTCACTGACAATAATCCTATTAAAGGTCGTAACTTACAAGATGGTATTAATCTTCCTGCGTTTGAAAAACTTCAAGTGCAACTAGCTAAAGCTAAAACAGTACCCGAGCAAATTGGATTATGGCAAGCGTTTTTAAAAAACTCTGCAAACATAAACGAGGCAGGGATGCCTATTGCCAAAAAAGCGCTTAATACGTGGATGACTGACGGTAAAATGCCGTCTAATGTACAAGCTGCTTTATCTAAAAACCCTTTAGCCCCACTCCCTGCTTTAGCTCAAGCTCAGTTAACTTATGATAAGACTGACCCTACATCAGTTAAAAACTATGAAACTGCGTTAAAAGACACTTATGGTAATTTAAAAAAAGCAGATGGTACGCCAGAGTTTACGCCAGCCTATTTAGAAAGTGTAGCAGCAGGGACTATCCCCCAAGATACATTTGATACGCGCATAAATAATATTGCAGTCAAGGCGGCTACTGCTGACTTAAAGGCTCAAGGTATTAGTCTTGCTGATGTAGGTGGCGCGGAAGGTCTTGCGAGTAGCGGTAAGTTAGCTGAATATCTAAACGACTCGACTAAATTAGCCTCAGCCTATACTTCAACTACACCCAGCGGAGTTACACCTCCTAGTGGAGTTACAGGTTTACTCCCTAAAGGGAGTTTTAAAGATGCTAACGGTAACTTTGCTTATACTGGGGGAGAGATAGAACCTGATAAAATGACTGAGTTTACACAATCTTACAACCCTAATAAAGGGGTTTACCGCGCACCGTCATTAGATGCTTCTGGTAAATTAGTTGCTAACTCTACATCACCTTATTCAAACATCTTAAACGGGATGTTATCAGGGTATAAAAATCCTTACGCGGCGGGTTATACAAATCAGCTAACTATGCCTGAAACGCCTGATTTAACCAATATCAAAAAATCGTTTGAGAACAACCCCACGTCTAAAGACTTATTAAAATTAGCTAATACTGCTGGTCAGCCTTACGACCCTAATGCACAAACAAGCTTATCCCCTGCATTATCAAAAATATATCAGCCTAGTATTACTAACTCAGCAGGGAAAGCAACTAAACCAGGTGCGCCTGATACAACGAACACAACACTTCCTGTAGTGCCTAAAGCAGGTGAGCCTATTGTTACGGATACAAGTGCAGGTAAACTGGCTGCGGAGAAACTGGCTGCGGAGAAACTGGCTGCGGAGAAACTAGCTGCTGGGAAAATGAAATGGGTGCAGGATTTACAAAACTCATCAAACACACCTGTTGACTATTACACAAAGCTTGCAAACAATACGTTATACTCTGACTTGGCATCGACAGGTAAAGCAGCATTAGAGTCTTATAAGTCTTTACCAGCAGTTGCGCCCGAAGTTGCTAAATCTACCTACTTACAAGAGGCGCAGACTTCATCAAAAACGCCAGTAGAATACTATACAAAACTTGCAAATAGTACAGCTTATCCTGATTTACAAGCTGCTGGGCAGTCTGGTTTAGCTGCATTAAACGCTCAACAAAATGCACCTGTAACTACGCCTATCACTCAACAACCGTTAGGGGCACCTCAACCTGTAACAATAGATAGTTCGGCTGAGCAGGCGAGAAAAGCACTAGGTACACCTCAGCAATTTACGTTGACGTCACCAAATCAACCTCAGTCTGTGACACTAGGTTCAGGCGTAGCAGGGGTTGTAGACCCTTCAGTAGTTTCTAAAAGTAACTTAAACACCGATGCGTCTAGTGCTTATGGTACAGGAATTGTTCCTAATTTAAATCAGCAGGTTCAAGCAGCTGCTGTACCTGTGAATCCTAGTCAAATGACTGCGTTACAATCTTTGCAAAATCAACCTGGAATAACCGCTGAACAATATTATGCAGCACTTGCCGCTAACCCAACCTATGCAGCGGCAGGACAATCAGGTATAGCCGCTCTACAAAACAAACCTGCGCCTATAGTACCCGCTGCCCCACAGGGCACCCCACAAACCTTTACATTAACATGATAACCCTGCACGCAGTACCTACTGAGTTTATTCAACAGACGTGGCCTTTAGCGAGGCCGCATATTGTGGCTGGTTTGCAGGAAGGGAGTGGTGAGAATTCACCTAACATGACGTATAATGACGACCATGTACTAAGCTATCTTGTTAACGGTAATTGGGAGCTTTTTGTGGCAGTAGATGAGCATAACGTAATGAGAGGCGCTGCAACTATCTCGTATATTAACTACCCACTGCATCGAGTTGCGTTTATCACAGCGGTAGGCGGTAGGTTGATTGCTACCCAAGATAGTTTTAGCCAATTAAAAAATTTATTTAAAGCACGGGGGGCTACGATGATTCAAGGTTATGGAAGACCTGCTATCATAAGACTCTGGAGACGCTTTGACTTTCAACCCCGCAGTACCTTACTGGAAGTATCAATATGATTATTAAAAGTTTTAAAAAGTATTTCACAACCTATATCGTACCGACATTCTATGGTGGCGGAAGCGGGGGCGGTCAGAACACAACTGTGCAACAGCGTAATATTCCAACTGAGTTAAAACCTTATTATGAAGTGCTTTTAAATTCTATGATGAAACAAGGGTTTACCTCTGCGGACAATCCTGGAAAACCTGCGCCTAAAATGGCAGAAGATTGGAAACCTCAAACATCTAATTATGCAAATGGCGGTGAAGTGAAAGGGTATGGGTCTGGCGGTAACGTAACCACAGCAGACCTTAAAAGTCTAGGTATTTTAGGCTCTTCTGGCGGTTTTGGGTCTGCTAAAATTAATCCTACAGGCATTACCGCTTACCAGCCTTCTGAGTATATGCTAAATGATGCTGGGGAGTTTGACCCTAACAGAATGGTACAACCAGCATCTGGTTTACAGAATATGTCTTACTCTGCTGCGGCTCAAATGGGTCTACCTGAGCAAAACCAAACAGCGGCTGATTTATCTAATATTGCCGCAGCAGGAGGGCTTAATACAGCAACATCTGCCCTTGACTATGGTGGTGCAGGGTATAAAGCGGGTCTTAACTCGGCGCAATTAGGGAATGCGGCGGCTGATACAGCGGCTCAGAACGCGAATATTCTAGGTAATAGTGCACAGAACTACGGCGGTCTTGGTGCTGTGATGGGCGCGGCTGGAGCAGGGATTGGTCAGTCTTACGAGAATAAAGCTACTAATGCAGGGACAGTTAACGCCTACATGAACCCTTATCTGGAAGCGTCACTGAAACCTCAACTTGCGTTGATGGACCAACAGAATGCTATCGCTAACCAGAAATCTAATTCACAAGCAGCGCAAGCTGGGGCGTATGGCGGTAGTCGTCAGATGGTGCAAAATAACCTTAACGACCAGTCTAATCAATTAGCGCAAGCAAACCTCATCGGTCAAGGCTATAAATCAGCCTACGATACAGCCCAAGGTAATATTTTGCAGGGCTCACAGCTTGGTCTTCAAGGGTACAACACAGGTATTCAAGGTGCCCAAACAGGACTTCAAGGCGTCACTACGGCTACAGGCGCAGGGCAGTATGGTCTATCTGGCGCTCAAACTGGGTTATCTGGACAAGCACAAGCGATGCAAGGTGCGGGTGTTGGTCTGTCAGGTGTCGGTGCAGCACAGTCTGGGTATGGTATGGCAGGTACAGCAGGGCAACAACTAGCTAGTATCGGTAATCAGCAGTTAGCACAACAACAATCTATTGCTGGATTACAAAACCAATTTGGTGCGCAGCAGCAAGCGCTTGGTCAACAAGCTATTAATAATGCTATTAGTTACAACGACTATCAACAGAAATATCCTTGGGAAATCATGGGTAATATTGGCAACGTACTTAACGGTGTACAAACTGGTAGTATGACAGGGTATACCCCTTCACCAAGCCCTCTGTCTCAAGTGGCTGGGTTAGCTGCTACGGGTGTGGGTGCGTATCAAGCATTTAAAAAGAAAGGCGGTGTTATTAAAGAGCCTAAAGCTAAGAGTGGTGGTATCGGTGACTTAGCGGTGTATAACGCGATGAAAGGAGGAAAATAAGATGATGAATACCCCTTCTATGTATTCTGTTGACCAGCTACTTAAAGCTCGCCAAAACGGTGTACCCGACTATGTTGTAGTCCCCATGCTACAAAAAGCAATGGCGCAGAAGCAAGCGATGGCGCAGCAACAAGCGCTTCAACAAGGCGCACCTAAACCACCCGTAGCACAGCAAATCCTAGACGCCGCTCATAATGATGTCATGCAAGAGCACATGGCTCGCCAAGTGGAAGAAGCTCCAGAACCTCGTGGCATTGACTCTCTACCTAGTGGTATTGATGAAAGTGATTATGCAGGTGGTGGGATTATTGCTTTTGCTAATGGTACTGATGAAGAGGGTGTACGTGCACCTGAAGTAAGTCCTATTGAACTATACTCTCAAAACGCAGATAGAATTGGTGTTACTAACGCTGTGGGAGGTATATCTAATAAAGGGAGTGTTAAACGTCAACGAAGTATGATTGATAGTATATTAGCCGAACGTGCTGATATCGAAGGTAGACACGGTAAAACTTATAAAGAACATCTCGCAGACTATTATGGACATGATAAAACACCAGAGGAAATGGCGCATTATCTAAGCAGTTCTTCTAAATATTCAGGTGTACCTCTTGACGCAGTTATTGATAAAAATAACCCCGACTTAATTAAAAAAATCTTGCAGGGTACAGCACGTCAAGAACAAGGGTTACTAAACTTCACTCCTGAAGTTCAAGATGCTATTTTAAAAGGAGCGCCAGTTGCTGTTAAGGGGCCTAAAGGAGCGTCTAAAATAGCTGCCGCAAGTCAACCTGCTCAACAAGGTATTGCGTCTTTACCAGAAGCTAAAGGTAGTATGGTGTTCCCAGCAGCACCAGAAGATATGCCTATGCCTCATAGCAAAGAAGAAGAGTCTGCTGCATATAAAGCAAAAGAATTACAAGACTTACTAGGTGAAGACCCTAATGCCGCAAGACGGGAAGCAAGACTTTCTAAACGTGAAGCTGACTTAGCTGAAGAAAAAGACCGTTCTCCTTGGATGGCTTTAATGCAAGCTGGGTTATCTACAATGGCAGGTACTTCTCCTAATGCGTTATCTAATATCGGTGCAGGTGCAACTGAAGGTCTTAAATCCTACGGGGAAGCTCGTAAAGATATCAGTAAAAGCTCAGACAAACTTATGGACCTTCGTGACGAAGTTGAAACAGCACAACGCGCAGAGAAGAAAGCGATCAAACTTAAAGGGTTTGAAAGTGCTGAAGCTGCTAAAGCTGCAAATGTTAAAGCCGATGCCGAAAATAAACTTCGTAAATATGAGCATGGCGTAAAAGGCGCTGAATACGGACAGAAAGAAAGAGAGATTCAAGCTAAAGGTGATTATGAACGTGGTATTGCAGAGTACTACAGAAAAATGGGAGACTATAAACCTGAAGCGGCAGAAAATACAGCACAATTAAACACCGCCAAGGAAATTAACGATGCTGTTAAAGACTTTAATTCTTCAGTAAACAGTAGATTAAACGAAACTATATCAAAAAACCCTGCACTAAAATACGATGAACTAAAACGAGCCGCAGCAAGAGATGAAATAGTGCGTGAACTAGCTGTAGGATACCCTGAGCTAGTTAAACTAGGACGTATACAGCTACCTACATCTAGAGCACCCTCAGGTGCGCCTACAATTACCCCTATTTCTGGCGTACTAGGTAAATCCTCTACGTCAGGTGCTGACTTCGAATATATTGGCCGCCCAAAAGGATAATTTATGCCTATAGTTAATATCCCCAATATAGGGAAAGTTAATTTCCCTGACGATATGCCTCATGAAGATATTGTTAATACTATTGAATCAGAGATTATTCCTTCTTACGAAGCACATTTAGAAAAGACAGGTCCGGTTAATGCAGCTATTGGTGCGTTTAAAAGTGGTATGGGGGCTGCTAATGAAGGTATTGCACAGCCTCTAGAGGAATTTGGGTTTCCTGAAGCAGCCGCTGGTAGACGTAAAGCGGCTGAAGAGTATAAAGGAGAAGCAGAACAAGCCTTTGAACCTACGTCTGAAGAAGAAGTAGCTGCTGCACAAAAACAAGGTGTTATTCCTGGTGCATTAAAATGGGGCGAAAAAGAAATAGTAGAACCTATAGCTGGCATCATTGGTCGATACGGCCCTCAAACAGCCGCAAGTCTTGCGACTGGAGCACTTGCTCCTGAAGCTGCTCTTGGGGTAGGCGCTGCTAGAGCACTCGGATTTATTGGGACAGATATTGCTCCAGAGATGGGTGAGAATATTGAAGCTGCTAGAGAAGCAGGGACTGAAGAACCGAGTCTTATTGCAAACGTATCAGGCGGTTTAGTAGAAGCTGCCATTGGGCACTATGGTTTGCCTTTAACAGGTAAATTAGCGGGTACACTATTTAAACGAGCAGAAGAGCTTGCACCTCGTATCCTATCTGGTGAGTTAACTAGAGAAGCGGCTGTTAAAGAATTAGGTGGCTTTGGGATTAACATTGCCAAAGAAGTAGGGGCAAACGCAGTATCTAATGCTGCTGCAATGACGGGTATAGAGGCCACACGTCGAGGTGTTACTGGGCAAGAGTTACTTTCTCCTGAAGCTATAGATAAGTACATGGAAGGTGCAAAGACCGCAGCTATGCTATCGCCTATATTTGGGGGTGTACATGGAGTTATGAATGTTCGAGGTGCGCGTGGAGCACTGCCAGAAGGTAGAGCAGAAGAGGTTCCAGTAGAACCTACGGCACAGACACAACCTGCGATGGATGAAAACAGTGGTACGATTAATATTAACGGGCAAAAAACTACTTATACTAAAACTGGTGAGCGTGATGACGGAGAGCCGCTATACACAGTAGACGTACCTATGCCTGATAATACGGTGCTTAAACAAGACAATCTCACAATGGCGGATATTGCTGAGATGAGTAAAGCAGAACCTCAAGCGCAAGCAGAGGGACAGCCTACAGGAAGACCTGCGTTTGCTTCTGACCCAGCAGAGCATGGTGATGTTACAGATAGCGAAGTAGCTCAGTATATTACAAGCGTTCAAGAAGGTTCGTTTGACCCTGTCAATGACCCAACTGATGCTTATATGCATGAAGTAATGAAGATGCAAAAGCCAGAGGTAATAGAGTACGCTAACTCTACAGTATCTCCTGAGCCTACAAGACGTAGACCTGTGTCTGACGAAGACTTTGACGCATTAAGAGATGAAGAAGCGCCTGAAGAAAATGTAACCTCTGAAGGAGTAGATAAACAACCTGAGATGACGGATGCACAGTTAGCTGCAGCTGAAACGTCTAGTAGAATGTTTCGTAATGCTAAAGTATTTCATGATGGGTTTCCAGCGGCAGAAGAAGAGTTTGCCTTATATGGTACTTCTAAAATTCGCGATGACATGATCAAGCATTTTAATAAAGCCTTTAAACCTTTCTTAACCCCTAGAGAGTTAAAAGGTTTGCGTGAGCATTGGTTTGAAGAAGGTGCGCTTGGCGGCGGTGACTTTACAGGCAATGAATACTTTGATACAGCGCATAACAACGCTGTTGATATGACGTTAAGAAACTTTAAAGCGGCTAACGAAAAGACTGCTGAAACAACTAAAGAACCTAAGCCTTCTGTTGCTACGTCTGATATCAATACGGGACACACTGCGGAGTCTTTGCAGCCTCATTTCACTCCAGAAATGAAACGTCTTGTTGAGAGTGGTAAGCTTACTTTGCACGATACTAGAGATACACTACCCGGCGAAGACCATCCAGAGAACGTACAAGGGCTTACAACACCCGAAGGTGAAGTGCATCTTGTTGCCAGTAAGCTTACTCCAGAGACGCTACCTAGAGTGGCGATGCATGAGATGGGTGTGCACGTTGGTATGAGAGGTATGGTGGGCGATAAAGTCTGGGGTGATTTAACGTCTCAAGCTCTAACTACTAAAGGTGAAGCGTTTGACCGCGCTCGCAAATCCGTGCCTGAAAATACCCCAGAGCACTTAAAGGGCGAAGAGACCCTAGCTTACTTAGTTGAGAACGCGCCTCATCTACCCATAGTAAAACGTGCAGTATCTGCTATTAAAAACTGGGCACGCACCACATTTGGTGCAAGACTTAGCATCACCGAGTCAGACATTCATCATCTTGCAGCTAAAGCACTTCGCAAAGAATCCCAAACCTCTGAGCGTTCTGTTAGACTAGACATTTCAACCAACAAAAAAGGAGACGTTAATGGACAATTTTATACCGGCACCAGCCAGGGAGAATTTCCTGGATCAAGAAACCTTCGAGGAAGCGCTAGGGTTCTGGCAGAGTCGAGTGGGCAGGCTAATGGGTATGAGGGGCGTGACTCGGACGGGAGCCTCACCGGTCTCCCAAGAAACATCAAAGGGTTCACCCCAAGCCACTTCAAACCAGCAGAACAGATAGCAGCTGCTTATATGAAGGCTGCTGGGCTCCCGTATAACCCGCCAGCGAAATACGTTAAAGTTGATATCAAAAGGGCAAAACGCATAGCAGATGCTTATGATGCTATGCCGCATGACCCTCAAAACCCAAAAGTTAAGGCTGCCTACGCTCAAATGATAAAAGAAACAGTGGCACAATATAAAGCCATGCTGTCTTCAGGAATCACAGTAGAATTTGCCCCTAGAGGTGTAGACCCTTACCACAGCAGTCCTCGTGAGATGACTGAGGATGTTCGCAACAACAATCATATGTGGGTGTTTGGGACTAGAGATGGTTTTGGGTCCGATGTTACGTTTGACCCTATTGAAAACCCAATGTTGACTGAAACTGATATTGAGATTAGTGGTCAAAAAGCTCTAGCCAATGATTTGTTCCGAGCTGTGCACGATTACTTCGGTCATGTTAAAGAGGGGGTAGGTTTTAGAGCAGATGGTGAAGAGAATGCGTGGCAAGCACATATGTCGATGTTTAGCCCTTTAGCAGGGAGAGCTCTTTCAACAGAAACTAGGGGTCAGAACAGCTGGCTAAACTACGGACCTCATGGGGACCTAAATAGGTTGGCAAAAACTAAAGACACTTTGTTTGCTGACCAAAAAGTAGGGCTACTCCCTGAATGGGTATCTGCTGAGGGGCGAGAGTTTAGTAAGAAATCAGAGTACGTGTACTCAGTAGCCAAAAAAGATAAGTTACTTGCGCCTAATGGTAAGCCGTCTAATTTAAATGAGGTTCAGCATAAACAAGTTCGTTCGCCTGCATTTAAAGAGTGGTTTGGTGATTGGGAAAAAGACCCTAAGAACGCCTCTAAAGTTGTTGATGAGAACGGTGAGCCTCTTGTTGTCTACACAGGGACTTCTGCAGATAAAGACTTTAGTAAGTTTAAAGCCCCTAAAAACGGGATATGGTTTACTGAAGATGCAAAATCGGCTTCTGATTACGCAATGGATAATGATAGTCAAAATGTAAAGTATAATGACGCTACGCGTGAATATGAACGCGTTAATACAGCTTCTAGAGTACTACCTGCATTTATAGACATCAGAAAACCTTATAAGCTAACTGGTAAAGATTTTGACAGAATTAATGTTCAAAACTATAAAAAAGCTCAGGGTATACTGTTTAATGAGCTTCGGTTTAACGGGTACGAAGGGGTTAAGCTAGAAGGAGGTGTGTGGGCAGTTTTTGACTCTAATCAAATAAAATCAGCCGTAGGTAACACAGGCGCGTTTAGTAAGAAGTCTACTGACTTCCTATACTCTACACACAAAGACCCTTTAATTAACGATGTGTTTAAAGAAAGCAACAGAACAACGAAAGTTGATTCTGACCCTACTTTGCGTGAGTCTGTAGCTAAAGCTGTTAAACGATACACGCCTACACGTATTTCATGGCTAGACCCTACAGATAAAGTAGGACATCTATTAAGAAGTTTAGATACGTTTGATGTAACTAGTAAAAAACTTCGTGCAGATATGCTAATCCGTGCAAGTAAACAATTAGGTCAAGTTATTAGAGCCGTTGAAGAGCTTGGTGTGCCTGTACTTAAGGGTGATGGTACGGTGGGTGTTAAAACCGATATGCGCCTTGCATTAAGTGAAATCCATAACCGCGCTGTAGACTTTGGTAAAAAACATGGATTTGATGGACCTCAACTTATTGATGAGGTTGCAAGAACTATGCTGGGTAAAGAAACAATTGCAGAAGATGCAAGGCTCCATGCATATGGTCAGCATTTAAAATCACTAGCAGCCACTCATAAGCAGAATGCCAAACATATGGCGTCTCAAGGAAACTACTCAGTATCTGAAATAAACAAAGAGATACGAGCTGCTGCGCAGTTAGACAAAAAAGCTAAAGAATATTTATCTATAAATAGAGAGAAGGTGGTGACGCCTGCTCACATTGCTCGAATTGATGCAGTTATGAAGAAGTACCCTGAATCAAAAGTTATTCTTAACGACATTCGAGACTTGCTACGCTCTCAGGTACAGTTAGCTCATGCAACGGGGTTAATTGATGCACATACTGCAAGAAAGTGGAATAGTAAAAAAGACTATATCCCTATGTATAAACCTGAAGACTTAGATACCTTTGAGAATGAAGGAGCTAGTTGGGGTATTGGTATGGGGTCTAAAACGCTTAAAAATGTTGCGGACTATAGACGCGAAGGGCATGAGCATAAAATTAACGTCTGGGATAACTTGCAAAAACATACTGCTATTATGGTAGCATCATCTGCACAGAATGAAATGCGTAAGACGGCTGTTAGTCAGTTATCTAAATTTGGTGAAGTAGTTAAAGCAAAAGACCAAGGGCGTACCAGTGTAGACGGTAACTTAGCACTTTATGAAAACGGTGTTAAAACATGGTATACCGTAAAAGACCCTGATGCATTAATTGCATTTCAAAACTTTAATTACAGTGCTAAACCCCTCATGCAAATGGCGGGAAGAGTTCTTCGAGTAGGTGCATTATACAATCCTATTTATTGGTACCGTCAGCTTGTGCGTGACCCTCTTGCTGCAAACTTAGTAGCTAACGTAGGAGGTATTGTTACACCTTTTCATACAGTGGCACAGATGGCACATATCCTGTCAGGACGCTCTACTAATTTTAAAACGCTTAGAGAGCACGGTGTAGTGGGTCCAGTAGACTTAACGCACAACTATAATTCCATGCAAGAGCAGATTGGTAAAGCCATGAGCTACGATAAAAACGTATGGAGTACAATTAAAAACCAGTTAGTTCGTATTCATGAAGCCTCTGATTCCGCAACGCGAGTAGCCTTATATAAGAATGCTCTTAAAGATGCTAAGAAACTTGGGTTATCTGGGCAGGACGCAGAAAATTATGCAACGCATAGAGCGCGAGAATCAATTAACTTTGCAGTACACGGAACATCTGAGGCATTAAACGCTATTCGTGTCTCTACGCCTTTCTTCTCATCAACACTTAATGGTTTAGATACTGTATATAGAGCAGCTAAACAACATAATTTAAGTCCTAGAGAAAGTAAAGAACTTAGAAATCGGTTTTATAGTCGTGCTTTAATGATGAGTACAATGAGCGCTATGTACGCTATACTCATGCAAGATGATGAAGCTTATAAAGATATGCCAGCTACTGAAAAAGACGGTAACTGGCTTGTGCCTATAGGTAAAGATAAAGATGGAAAAACTATCTTTGTAAAAGTACCCGCACCTTTTGAGGTTGGGTTTTTATTTAAAACATTGCCTGAGTTGATGATTACTAAGTTAAATGGCAACGCTACTAACAAAGAAATATTTAAGTCTATTAAAGACGGGTTAGTTGCGAATGCTTTACCTCCAATACCTCTTACTCCACAAATGTTAAAACCTTTAGTAGAGACCGTAACAAACTACGATTTGCATAATATGCGTCCTATAGAATCTGCTAATGAACTCAACAAAATGGTGGAGTCTCGTGGTGAAGGGGAAAATGCATTCTATGACTGGTTGAGTAAAGACTTAAAACTTAAAAATATTAATTTAAGTCCTAAAAAGATACAGCATTTGTGGCAAGGGTATTTTGCACAATTAGGAGCGGTGACTGCATCTCTTGCTGATTCGCTTATTACGTCTGCTAAAGGTGAAGGTAAAACGCCTGTAAACCCTGAATCTGGACTACTTAAAGGTATCCTAACTGACCCTACAAAGAGTAAATATAAGACTGAATTTTATGACATGGTTAATGATGCCACAGAAATCGTTAATTCGCTTAATGGGTATGGTTCAACTGGTCAAACTGCTAAAGTTAAAGAGATGATAGATAAACCAGAAACTATCCGAGCTTTACAAGTGCATGATATGGGGTCTAGTGCACAGCAAGATATTGCAGATATAAGAGAGGCTATAAATACAATTAAACATAAACCTGACTCTCCTGAAACTAGAGAGCAAATACGTCAGTTGAAGTTAATAGAGAATAAAATTGCTAAATCCATAGTTCAAACTTTTCAAAATATTAAATAAAAGAGAGGGGGCATATGCCCCCTTTTTCATACCATCTGTGTAGTATCAAGCACCAAAGCCAAAACCGCTGGACTATCTTGCACTGTACCAGCCGACATCCTAACCTTAGCTGTATCTAGTAGGATACCTATCTTTTTTAAATCATTTACGAGGCATTTATATGATATTTGTTTCTTGGCGCACCACGACTTCATTACTGACGATATAATATAGGCTCTATGCGTATCTGGCTCCCTGCGTATCACAAGAGCGCCACGTGGAGTTTCAATCGGTACACTAAGTACACCCGATATATTAGGTGCTTTGTTATTTATCACTAGTTGGTTTTGTATATGCTCAGACATGAACAGCCCTAAGTTAGCGGATGCTTTATCTTCTTGTACCTTTACTACTTTCTTAGCGTGTCCAAGTTTAGATATTAGGTAGTCAATTACAGGCTCAACAGGGATATTAATAATACCGAGTTCATTAGCGAGCTTCCCACCAAATATAGCCGTTGCAACCAATGCAGAGTAATAGCGGTCTCGTTGATATAGGTTAGCTTTATCGTCAAACTCGCGTTGACACTCAAACAAGTTATTAACAGATTCTTCGTGGTTATCTAGGATAGCTTGTACAATCATATCCCCTGCATGACCGTAGTTGTTTACAAGGTCTCTACTAAATAACTGGTCAGATTCCTGCTTAGTAAGTGCATCAGCACGGACTACTTCAAGCTCTAAGATACGTAGTATCTCACCCTCTGGGTCAGCCTTTAATGTTTGCAGTACTTCATGCAAGCTGTTGTTACCAGACGTGATGCAAGGCATAGACCATGTTGTATTGTTAATCCTCTCGATGTTAGCTGAAGAACTCATACGGTTTCTACCACGACCATTAGTAATACCAAATGCCAAGTCACTAATCTCATCAGCAGGTAAGTTAGTTAGCTCATCTATGCAGAGAATAAGGTTTTGAATGATACCCATACGCTGATACTTAGCAAGAATCTTATCGTCATTTACTAGCATAGTTTTCGTAGGGTGACCCCATACGCTGTTAGCCACATACTGAATAGTCGATTTACCCACCCCTGATGATGCATTAGTTAAGTGAAGCATAGCACCACCCAGCGAGAAAGTTCTAAACATAGGAGCACCCAAACTTAGGAATAATGCAAACGCTCGCACTTCATTTCCCGGAAGACCATAAGTGTTAACTACGCTAGACCATGCTTCGAGTGACCCTTCTTTAGTGTACACTTTCGCGGCTTGCTGTGTGGTAGCTGAAGGCGGACTGTATCGAGGTGCTGTGCCCTTCGAGAGTTCTCGTGCACCAATAACAAATGAAGCGTTATCTGGAGACCATCCAAACTGCACTCGTACGTGTTCTGCTTTCGTTGTATTCTGTAGGTGTTTAGTCCACGCTACTAGATAAGACATAATTAGTTTCATCTGATTGGTATGAGCCGCAATCCCTTTATGAGACAGAAGCTCACGACATTTGTCTCCTGCCGTTACAGTTGCAAGAGGAGCAATAAAATCACTCACGCCATCGTGTGGACGAATAAGGCGCATATGCAATACCTCTCCATCATTTGGGTCAGTACGTCTACCTACTACATAAAAATCGTTTTCATATACTAAAGCCTTATCTGTATCTTCATCGTCACCGCCATCGATTACACTCTTGACGTACACGCCGCCATTAGGTCCTCTGGTGTATGGGTATGGGTATTGGGGTATCTCTATGTCTATTGTGCCAAGCTCTTTACTCTCTGCAGTAATCAAATTATCTGCTGGTGATGCTTCTAGTATGTCTCTACCTAACATCAAGGGTGTTGTTATATTCCCGATATGCTTACAGCCTATGCACATCTGTGGGTGAATAGTATTAAATGTTTCGCATAGATGAGGTCCTTTTATTAGTGCCGCTTTTCTTTCGGTTTCTGCTGGGTCATACTCATCATGAGCGCGAGATATTTTATGTATGGCAGTGTCACTATCTACGCAGAATTGTGCAATGGAAAGACCTGACCTCCAAAGAGGTTCCGATATCTCGTTTTGATTCTGGTATATATGTAGAAGCTGTGCACACCCATTCCCTATAACACTCTTTTGCATGATACGAGAGAACTTATAAATAATATTCCCAAGGAGTGCACGAGTAGTCTCATTTAACGTGACATTTGACGCGGCAAGCTCTGCTTGTGCTAGAGGACTTAGTGAATCTTTAGGCTCTAATGTCTCTTTAAGTAAGTCGATAGGTACGGGCTGTCCTAGTGCTATCACTTCAACGCTCATCTCTTCGCCGCGTTTAAAGTTTTTAGTGCTGGGTATCCGTAGGATACGAGCCGCATCAGTTGTGATGCCCTTGTCTTTAACAGCAAAACGCTCAAAGTTAATACGGTTTACTAATGCCGTAGCTAAAGGTTTCCAATCGTTGTAGTCGACTTCTTCTTCAAACGCCCAGTAAATATGCATACCGTAGCCTGAAGACACAATGGTTGGTTTAGGAAGTTTCACTGCACTACAAAACTCTTTTAGGGCTTTTATACCCTCTAGCTGGGAAGCGAACTCAGTACCCTTACCAATATCCAAATCAATCCATATAGACTTAAACACCCGTGTGTTCTTAGCACTTCTACTGATTGCAGACTGGTAAGTAGCAGGAGAGAAATAGACATCTACTCCAGCCAAAATTTGTTCATCAGCCCATGCTGATACTTCTTCAATAGTACTAAAAAATAACTGATTTACTTTGCTCTTATGTATCCCTACAGCGCAGTACAAACCGCCTTGCGCTAATACGGACTCTAGAAAATCTATCCTGTTCATGGCTACACCTAAAATTGGGGTAAAAAAAGGGGCGGTGCTATCCGCCCCTTCTAATGGTTGCAGAACTTAGTCAGCCCATTCAGCCAGAGTACTCTCAAGGTCTGCTGGGTCAGCTACTTTTGCAACGGGTTTCTTCTCTCTCACTACTGGTTCATCTCCGTCTTCTTCAACAGCTACTGGAGCTGCGAGCGCGGGTTTTTTATTAACTGCTGGAGCGGGGGTTGCGTCTTTTCTATTAGACCCAAAGTTTGTTGTGATTGCTTGGGTAGCTTCAACTGAAGCACCTTTCTCTAATACCGTTTCCATCTCGTCTTCAGTTAGCGCTCTGATTGCACGGAACACCATCTTAGGTGTTGTAGAGTCTGTATCAAAACGAAGCTCTGTTACAACAGAAGTAATATCAACTCCGTACGATGCAACTTGTCTTACATACTGGAATAAAGGCATCTTACCGTTTTCACCTTTACCAAAGATAGAGGTTGCAGGAAGAGCTAACTCATAGATATCACCACTAATATCATTCTCAAGTAACACTGCCAGACGATGCATATAACGACACCCTTTACTTGTACCTTGACCAGACCCCGATATGTTCATTGGGCACTGAGCGCAGTTAGAGTGTTTAGGTGATTCAATAGTAGGGCTTGGATGGTCACCATCCGAACTCCAGCAGTCAGGTGCAGATGTTGAACCTTCTTGATACACACCGCCAAAGTACTGACGAGATGTTTTAGGCGCACTAGCGGCAACAATTACATTCATTGCACGTTCATCGTTCTTAGCAACTTCTTGCCCACCAACATACAAACGGAAGATGTTACCTCTAATTGCAATACGGCGAGCATCAGAAGTTCCTATAAGAGCTTTTGTTGTTTCACTTAGCTCTTTTTTTAAGATATGTGCTGGAATTGCTACGCCAGATGTAAATAAACCCATTTCATTAGCCATGATTACTTGCCTCTTTAATTTTAGTTACGGTGTTTCTTTTGATTAAAAGCGCTTTAACTTCAGTTGCGCTTACTAGATGTTGGTTACCTTTAAGGTATGTGCTCAGAAGTCCAGATACTCTTAGCTTGGAGACATTTTGCCTAGAACATCCTAGTATCTCCATTACTTGTCGAGTTGTCAAAAATACTTCTTCATCATCTTGCGTATCCATATCATTTCCTTCTAACAGTTATGGCATATTTACTATCAATATTCATGCCTTGAGGCATGAGATTGGGGTTTTCTTCTAGAAAAGATTTCATATTTGTTTGATGCACTCGTTGCTCAAGTAACTCAAACGCATCATGTTCTTTAATAAAATTCTTCATACTGTTCCAATCGCTTGTCCAGTATCTTGTTTTAACAGTTCGGGATACTGTACCTGCCGCAGTTTTAAGTCCATCCGTACCTGTTTCCTTGCATAGCTCAAGTAGAGCCTGTTGTATTGCTTCTTGTTGTACCTTTATTTTACTATCTGCTTCATCAAATTCTTGTTGAAGCCTTTGCCTTGCATCTCGCATCTTAATATACACTTTAACGAGCTGTTCTACATTATGTGATTCCATTGTCTCCTCCAGTTGCTTTCTTTTGAAAGTGTATGTAGTGTACACTCATGTCTACTACCTTGTCAATACGTCAACTAAATATATTTTTTAATTCATTATATCTTTATATAAATCAAGCAGTTTAGTTTGTGACGCATTTTTATTTTCCAGCACTCCTAGCACTTTTTTCTCTACGGGTGAGCCTACAAGATGCACCACGCTACATCTATTTACTTGCCCTGCACGATGGATTCGAGCATTAGCTTGTTTATATGTTTCCAATGAGAGCGTGATACCCCACCAAACAATCGTATTTGCCGCGTGCAAAGTTACCCCATGCGATGCCGCTTGCGGCTGGATAACAAGGACTTGTGGATTAGGTGAAGTTTGGAACGAATTAAATATCTCAGAGCGTTTGTTTGCATTAACGCCACCATGAATAATCCCAACACTGTACCCTACGTCTAAGAGTATTTTCTCTACTATCTCTATAGTGTGCTTGAACTGCACGAACACAATCGTCTTATGCGATGTCTCTTCTACAATGCTCAGTAACTCTGCCGCACGCGCTTTAACATCAAACTCAATCACTTCCCCAGTATCCGAATACACCGCCCCTGATGAAAGTTGGAGTAGTTTGTTCAGAGCAACTGCCGCATTAGCCGCAGTAATCTCTTCTCCTGCCGCTTCCATAAGCATTTCTTTCTTGAGAAGCTTGTAATATTTTTCCTGTTGTGCAGACAGAGGTACATCTTTTGTTTGATACGTTAGCTCTGGCAGGTCTAAACATTCTTCTTTGGTAAACCGTATTGCAGGTTGCATATAGCTATGCACTATCTGTTCTGCCTCTGGTCGGTTCTTAAACGTAAACTGCGATGTGCGAATTTGCACCATGTCTCGGAAAGCATTGAATGCTCTAGGTGTATTTTTAGGGTTAGCGATTTTAATTAGTCCATACGCATCTACAGGAGATTGAGCGGCAGGTGTGCCTGTTAGCATCCATAGCCATGTGTCTGCAGTGACTAGGCGATTCATTGTTTTCCATCTGCGCGTTGATACGTTTTTTAAATGCGTAGCTTCATCTACTACAATCAAATCAAACCCACCTTCAGCAATCTCTTTCTCTACTATCTCAACACCATCGAAGTTTATGATAACGAACTCTGCATTACCTTTAATAATCTGAGCACGCTTCTCTCTACTACCATGTGCAATCTCAACTGAGCGATGCATGGCTGTTTTAAACAAGTCTTTGCGCCATGCCGCATCCATAATAGATAGTGGGCAAACTACAAGCACACGGCGTATCACTTCCAAGTCCATTAAATAATCTGCCGCCCATATAACAGAATTAGTCTTACCTGTTCCCATTTCATTTAGGCAAAAAGCTTTGCGGTTGAGCGTTAAAAATTCTGCCGTTACTCGCTGATGGTCAAAAGGTTTATATACTCCTGTCCATTTATACTGTGTGCGAATAGGTGAAGGTACGTCTTTGATACCCATATTATTTAAGATATGCATTTCAGCTAACCCAAAGTTTACCCATACATCTGTTGTACCATAGTAGATATCTGTAATTTTGCTTTTAGGTATGACGCTTGTAAACGCATCGGGGTTAGTGGTCTTGATAGACAAGACCTTATCTTGTATCACTTCTAGTTTCATTGTTAGTCCTTACAGCCCCTTAAGGGGGCGAATCATTTATCTTCTAGTACTTCAAATAGTTGGGGTTTGTTTCTATCTTTATTAAAGTACCACGCTCTTACTTTATTTAAACACATCTTTCGTTCGCTAACACGAGTTCTAAGAGACATCGTACATAGAGCGTCTATGTGACGCTCCACTAGGCTCTCAGGTAAACCCGATTCCATTGCAATAATCTGCACTGACTTTACAGATACTTCCATATTATTTCTTCTTAGGTTTAGCTTTCTTTGGTGGCTCGTTCTTCTTCATAGTATGGTCACTGTTGCGTTGAAACGAACGATTTACTGCTGGTTCTCTAAGACGTAGGTTGTCTTTACCGTTACCTGCTTTAGTACCTTTAATATGGTCAATGTCTTTCCCATCACGGTCAATACCCGCTTTATCAAATGCATATCGAGCACGCTGTCTTGCTAATCTAGCTTCGTGGGCTTTAGGACGTAGCTTTTCTAGTTCATACTCCCGTTTAACATTTCGATCTTCTTTATTCTTGTAAGGCATCAGCCCTCCTTGTAGTTACCATTATGAATGCAACGTGTAGCCTGACACCACTTTTTGCATAGCCCGTTAGGAATAGGATTAAATACTCCCGTCTCGTAGGCTACTGACCGTTGCGTTAATACAGGTGCTAGTTTATCAAAAATACCCAATCTATTCTCATATGTATATTCTTCTTTTACCATCTCGTTAGCTACTACGAATAGTAGCATCCCTTTGATATTCTCAACATACGGGAACTCTAGGAACACCGCCGCCGCTAGTAGTGCTAGTTGCTTAGTGTCTGCATACTTTGCTGACTTGCCTGTTTTATAATCCACAATATACGCTTTCTTAGCATCTGCGTCTACGATGACAAGGTCTGCAATGCCACGCCAGTACCTATTAGGTGCTTCATAATCACAGAACTCATACCCAGTACCTACCTTCGCCACCGCGAGTTTATATTCGCAAAGCTTTCTGCCTTTGATGTTATTGATAGTATCAAGGAACTTCTTAACAAATATAAACCGCTCTGGTAATGCCTCACCTTTACCTATGTAGTTCTCAGCCGCAAGATGTAAGTCTTTTCCATACAGCGTAGCTGAGGTATCTGCGAAGGGTATGTACTTTAAAACATGGTGTGCTTCGTACTGCTTAGGGCAGGTAATAAACCTACTCAGTGAACTATAAGTAAAACTAGGTACGCTCATTTTTGCATACCCATCTTATGTAAGCCTTCTGAGGCGTTGAAGCAGTACAGGGTATAGACTTCCACTCTGTGTAGCAGACCCACAAACTACCGGTTTTTCTTAGTTTCGGCTTCAAATATATCCGCGCATTCTCTATCACACCATCTCCTCTTGTATCCTATAAAGTCACCGCACGTCCAGCAAAGTCCGGTGGGGTTAGTTGTATCTATTTGTGCAGCTTCTCTGCAAATAACTGCGATAAGTTTATCTCGCATCATCTCCTCATGCAGTGACGCGAGGTCTGTGTTTCCATCTTCTGTTGCCATGTTATTTTTCGTTATGTATAAATACTAATCTAGACAGGTACCATTGCGCTTTCTGCAAGTCTTCATGTGCTTTACCTTTGTTTCGGTATCGCCACATATACTTAAAGGCGTTGCCTCGCAGATACCCAATAAACTCTTCGGGCGTAAGCATTGCTTCCATCGCAACAATACATTCTATTTTACCATTTTTGTAGTGTGGAGGCTCGTTAACCATGTCTTCTTTTTTAGCTTCGTGTACTGAGTCACCCATGTATAATTGCCCTTGTGTGTATGCATCGTAAATTGTTTTAGGTTTGTCGTTCATAATGTTAACTCCCAGCCTGTCGGCTTTATTAAATGTTGTTGTAAAAACTTTCTACACATCTTGTTGTCTAGTGAACTAACGTCCCTGCGCTTGCGTCTTTGCAAGCTGTCTTGCACTCCTGCTACCACTGCACATCTCTTACATATTGTACTATCTGTTTTAAAGGCTGACCCTTCTTTGATTAAGTTACATACCTCGCATAACCTATTCATGCTCAAGCTCCTTGAAGATATTTGGTGCAATACCATGTAGCTGGCGGTTAATCTCATGTGCCACTGCGCGTATCTCCCACTGCACTTCTTTACCACTGCGCAGTTTAATAAAGTCATACCACGCTTGGAAGTTACCGACTACCAGTAATTCTGTTGTCGTGCCTTGTGGTAGGATAAAACGAGCGTCCTCTTTTTTAAATCCATCAGCAATTAACTTATCGTATAACCATTTAGCATGATTCTGTATTTCCCATGCGTCAATATGATATATAGAACTCATTATAGAGTCTGGCATTACACTTTCAACTTCACCTTCATTGCAATACCTCTGACTACGTTGCAGGAAATCCAAATGCTTACTGCGAACAAACTGATGTGAGCAGATACGGCTAATGTCTTCAACTAAGAATGTCGCATGAGCAAAGCGTAGTGTAGATAGATGACCTTTTGTTACACAGTGTTCTGCTCGTTTGATGCACTGCTCTGGTGATTGTTCACCTGTCTTACCGTAGCATATTCCTGCAAGTAACCCGATGTGTTCTTCGGGATTGGGTGTGCTTTGCACTAGGGTTACTTTCATATTTTGTCCTCCCACGAGAAGTTGTATCTATCTTTTGCTTTAAATATCAGTAAGCCTCTTTCATCAACCTCATCTTTCTCCACCTCATCACACGTAAACTCAGGCATATTACAAAAAGTATAAGGAGATTTCTCATCAGGTACGCTGTCATATAACAAGCGTAATGCTTCTTGCATATTCCAGAACTTATCCATTACTTCTGTAAACTCTTTAAGAAACTCTTCACTAACCTCAACCTCTTTACCAAACCCATCACCTATATCATATATGGGGTAGAGCTCATCCTCACTAACTTTTAGTTTCATTTCTTCTCTCCAGTAAGTTGATAAGGATGACAGGTTAAATTCCATCTACCTGCAAATTGCAAATTTTTAAACGCAAAATCCTGTTTAACTGCCGCGCTTTCACACGATGCCTTATCTGCAAAATCGATTGTTGATTGTGTAAGCTCACCGTGAGTTGTTACAGCGATAATTAAAATATAGGCTGTTGTACTAATCATTACCTGTACTCCCAAAGCCACCTGCACCACGCTCAGTCACTGTGCTGAACTCCTCAACTTCTACAAACTCTGCTCGAATTACTGGAACAAAAAGCATCTGTGCAATCCTGTCTTGTGGGGATATTTTATACAGCCCGTTACCTGTGTTCTTAATACTAACTTTAAGCTCACCTTGATAGTCACTATCAATTAAACCAACCGAGTTACCCAACTTGATACCATAGTTATGTCCAAGTCCACTACGAGGCATGATAAGAGCCGCCGCTTCTACGTCATGGATATTTATTGCAATACCTGTCGGTATCATCGCAACCTCACCTAAATCTAACTTAATCGGTTTTGTGATGTTAGCTCTTAAGTCTACTGCCGCACTGCCCAAAGTTTCATAGGCAGGAATAACTACATTCTTTGTTAACTTCTTAATTTCAATTTTCATTTTCTACTCCTATACCGTGTGCTTTTTCTATTGCTTTGACAAACTTAAAATAGGGGCTGTTATCAATGTAACCGTACTCGTTTAAAAAGCCGTAGACAGAACCATCATCATCTTTAACATGGTCAAGAGTGAATCCTGCATTGTATCCAATGTTGAAAATTTCATCATCACTCAAAGGTTCACGTTTTGGTGGGGCTCTTTTTAACAACTCTCTTTCTTTACTCATAAATCACCCACATTTACTATCGCCACAATTAGTACAAGTCATGCACCCATCCATAAGAATTAATGCTTTGACATTACATTTAGTGCAGAGTTGCATCTCAACACCTTTAGCTTCTTCTTTCTTAGCTTCTAAGTACGCTTGTTGATGCTCATCCACTTTAACTTTAATAACACCTGTTCCTATTAAATGCTGTTCAATTACAGTACCAATTTCTGCAACAAGCGATGGCATATACACACCACCTTTTTTGTAATATCCACCTTTCGGGTCAAAGACATTCTTGAGTTCTTCAACTAAGAACGTAGAGTCACCACCTTTGCGCCATACCGCAGATACTAAGCGCGTTAATGCAAGCACCCACTGAAAATGATCCATGTTCTTACTGTTAATAAACATCTCGTATGGATGACGCTCGTCACCGTTAAGCACCATGTCGTTAATCGTAATATACAAAGCGTGCTCAGACTGCGGTGTCTTAATCTTATACGTTG